TTTACGCTAACAAGCTTATGCAGAATAAAAATTTGACAATGAAGCAGCAGAAGGCAATTGTTGAGGCTCTTGATAATGCCAAAACCCTTCGTGAAGCTAAGCTTCTCTTTAAGAGCTTAACGGATTCCCTCAACCGTAAGTCTTCTAAAAAATTAACTGAGGGATCATTACGGACGCTCGGATCGTCTTCCAGATCAACCCGCTCGGCTCAGCCGGCTTCAAATGGTGTTGAGGTGGATCGTTGGGCAGTCCTCGCCGGAATCGGCAACGACTAACCATAGACCATTTTCAATAAAAGGAGTTTAAAATGTCTAAGTCATTTTCATTGGAGCAGCTGACCGAGGGTATCCGCAAGAGACACCTGGGAACGCAAAATCGTCAGCTCGTAGAGAAGTGGAGCCGAACAGGTCTGCTTCGTGGACTGGATGGTGTTAGCAGAGAAAACATGTCCCGTCTTTTAGAGAACCAAGCTTCGCAGGTTCTTAAAGAGTCTTCATCACTTTCAACAGGCGGTGGCGCTCTCTCATCTTCAGGCGACCTTCAAGGGTTTACAAACATTGCATTCCCAATTGTTCGTCGAGTTTTCGGTGGTTTGATTGCAAACGATCTTGTTTCGATCCAGCCAATGAGCCTTCCTTCGGGACTGCTCTTCTATCTTGATTACACAAGAGGCGCCGGACACCCGAGCGCTAACGACACATACGGAACAGGATCGTCAGTTTACGGACAGCCATCTGGCGCAGCCATTCGATCAAGTTCGCTTGGTGTTGGTGGTCTTTATGACGGTTCTGGTGTGGCTTTCTCAAGAAAGCACACGCTTAGCGATGCCGTTGCAGTTGGTACCGACGCTACTGGTTCATTCCGCGGAACAAGCACTTTCGCAGCTTCCAACGGTGCGGCATCTTTCTTGCACGCAACAGGAACTGATGGAAAACTGATTCAGTTTGACCCACAGCTTTCAGCTGACATTGAGGACATTGGTGCCGCCACCGGTGGTGCTTGCTATCAAGCAGTATTCATCGACCTTGATGCAACGGACTTTGCAGATGTAGATCTTATCCTTGTTAAGGACTGGTCACTGAAGCAGATAAGTGTTCCTGTTGTGAAATCAGCCATTCAGGCTGGTTCAAGCTCGAACGTTCGTCGATTGAACGAACTCGGAACTTGGGATGGAACGACATTTACAGCTAATCCGCTCGTCGAGCTTGGAGCATCCAACGCTGTTGTAAAGATGATCGTTTCAGGAACCGCCGCTCGCGCTGGCGCACTCAACGGCAGCGCTACTGTTTCCTATCCAGTTGAAGCTAAGCAGGTCAACAACGGTGGGTCTTCTACTGTAGTTCCAGCTTTTGAATCTGACTTCGGAACAGATCCGTCGCCTGAGATCCCAGAGATCGACATCAAGGTCCAGTCGGTACCAGTCGTGGCTAACACTCGTAAGCTCCGTGCTCGCTGGTCACCAGAGCTCGCGCAGGATTTGAACGCTTACCACAGCCTTGACGCTGAGGTCGAGCTCACTCAGATCCTCTCCGAGCAGATCGCTCTTGAGATCGATAGAGAGATCCTTAACGATCTTCTCACACAAGCTGGTGCTGCTAACTACTTCTGGTCACGTGCACCTGGCAAGTTCGTTAACAAGACGAATGGTAACGAGGTTCTCGCTTCGGGCACCAACGCTCCTGGACCAAGCTTTAGAGGTACTGTCCGTGAGTGGTACGAGACACTGGTTGAGACCATCATTGATGTTGCAAACCAGATCCACAGACTCACCCTGCGTGGTTCAGCAAACTTCATCGTCGTAGGACCTGATGTTGCCACCATCCTTGAGGCTTCTGTGATGTACAAGCCAAGCTACAGCCTTGACGGTGACGGACAGGTAAGTGGCATGGTTCTTGGTGCTGACAAGGTCGGTACTCTGAGCAACCGCTTCACGGTTTACAAGGATCCTTACTTCCCACGGAACAAGGTCCTCGTCGGCTACAAGGGCGGAAGCTACCTTGAGACTGGCTACGTCTACGCTCCGTACGTACCACTGATCGTGACACCTACGATCTTCGCACCTGAGGACTTCACCCCACGTAAGGGCGTGATGACTCGCTACGGTAAGAAGATGGTTCGTTCCGACTTCTACGGTACAGTTACGTGCCTCGACATGAACGTGATCTAATTTTAGATTGCTAGTCA